GGTAGCCGCTCTCCTCCTCGAAGGGGATCGGCGTCCCGTTCCACTCGCCGTCATAGGTCGGCGGAATGAAGCGCAGGCTGTCGGTCGGCAGCAGGTAGCGGTAGTTCCACTGGAACGCCGGGGCCGTGCTGTCGGCGGCAAGCTGGGTGCGGGTCAGCGCGAACTTCCACAGGTATCTCTCCATGAGGAAGTCGCGCTGCTGGTCGTAGTTGCGCGCGAGCCACAGGGCGGTCGCCGCGGTGTCAGTCACCGCTGACAGAGGCTGCTCGCGCAGGACGTCGAGGGCCTGGTTCCAGATCGCGATCTTGGTCTGTTGCGAGCCCATCTGCTATCTCACCAGACGTGGTCTTCGAGGAAGAGGCCGGCGAGCGAGTAGACGATCGTGCCCGACGTCCAGGCCGTGCACGCGGCGCGGAAGGAGCGCTGTGTGCCAGCCATGTAGGTGATCGCGCCGGGAGCGGTGAGCGAGCCCACCTTCACCCAGACGTTGGCGCCGCTGGCATCGGGGATCGCCACCTGCAGCTCGATGGTGCCGACGAACGTGCCGCCGGCCACAAGGTCCATCTGCACGCCCTGCACCAGCGTGGCGTCGTTGGCGACGGAGCCGAAGGTTGAGTTGCGGATGCCCATGTCAGGCCACCAGCTTCTTGAGGCGATCGACCTCGGCGCGCTTGTCGGCGAGCCCTGCCTCGGTGTTGGCGATCTCCTCCTCGAGGAAGGTGATGCGCGCAGCTGCACCCTCGCGCTCTTCGCGCTCGGCCTGCTTCTTCTGCTCGGCTGCGATGTGGGCAGCCCACTCGGCCTGGATCTTGCCGGCCTCGTTGAGCGATGCCTCGCGCTCAAGATCCTCGCGCGCCTGCTTGGCGATCGACGGAGCGAGATCGTCGAAGTGGTTCGCCTGGCGGATGAGGTGCGCCTGATAGACGCTGTCGGTCTCCTGCACCGCCTCCACGAGGGGAGCGGGGATCACGGGAGCTTCGGCCACGGTGGTGGCGTCGACGGGTTCGGTGACCTCGGCCGGGGCCGGGGCGTCGGTGGTCTTGGGGCTCTTGGCCATTGGTCTGTCTCCTGTTGTGGTGCCGAAATAAAAAAGGCGGGTCAGTAGACCCGCCACTTGTGGCCTTTTCTGCTGTTTCCGGAGCTACCGTCGCCGGCGGAAATCCCCGTGAAATAGTTTTTCCGCGGCCTTGCGCGCGGCCACGGCTTCTTTGTATGAATAAAAGGCCCCGAGGAAATAGAACTCCCCGTCCACCTTTATCCTCGCATCCCATTTCGTGCGACCCTTGGGCTGCACGACGCCGGGATAGCCGGAGCTATTGTCGACCCGCATCTTTCCGTTCCACATGTTTTCAGCGCGTCGGGCAATGCGCAGGTTCTCAAACCTATTATCATCGCGGTTGCCGTTAATGTGGTCGATATCCGTTTGCTTGTCTGGCCACTCTCCGGTGTGCCAGTACCAAACCCACTGGTGAGCGTGGCGCAGCGTACCTTCTAAACGGATCAGCCTATAGCCATGCGTTCCAATGCACCCGGCGGGCTCGCCAGGTTTGACCCGCCCCCTGAAGCTGTTGCGTTTCACCTTCCAAAGGAGGCGACCAGTCGCCGGTTCGTAGTCGAGTAATTCCTTGAGACGTTCAACAGAGAGCATGCGGGGATCCTTTCTCGATCCCCGCATGATATTAGTTTTTACAAGATAGGCAATAGAAACTAATTTGTTTCCAGATACGCGATCTTGATGTTCTTGCGCTGACGGGCGCGGAGCCAGTTGGCAGCGGTGCCGAGTTCGGCCCAGGTCGGCGACTTGCCGGCCACGGACGAGCTGGTGAACTGCCAACCCTTCGGGTGGAACAGCGCATGACGGCGAGAGATCAAGCTCTCGACGCCGCCGCCGTTGCCCTTGAGCGGTTCGCGGTACCATTCTTGCGCCATGTCGGGCAGCATCTCGTCCTGCACGATCGCGCCATCGCCGAGGATGTACGAACGATACTTGGGCGAGTTGGTGCCGGTGACCACCGTGCACTGGTCGGAAACCACGACGTTCATGCCGGCGTAGGTCGGGATCTGGAACGGCAGCGTGTGAGGCTGCACGAACGTGATCGCTTCCTGGTTCAACATGTCGCCGTAGACCTTGGAGTGGCAGACGATGGTGCCCGCGTCGTTCAGCATTTCGCCGAAGGTCAGGCGGGCGCCGGTGATGCCGGCCACGCTCATACGCATCGCCGCAGTGATGGAACCAGCCGCCACGTCGGAATATGTCGAATAGAGCATGTCAGACGAGTAGGTCGCGACGTCCTTCGCCAGGATGCCGTCCAGCACCTTGATGATGGTCGTCTGGTAGGAAGCGCGCCAGTAGTTGATCACATAGTCAGCGATCTGCTGGAGCGGATCCTTCGGAGAGCCGGTGGCGATCACGCCCGCGAGGTCCGCCTTCTGCCAGGACTTAGCCCAGTAGATCTTGCGGGCCTTCTCTTCCGACGCCGTGATGGCGAGAGAGGTCGAGAGGGTCGTGGTATCGTCCTGCAGGTCCGGTTCCGCACGGGACGTGTCCTGCCAGAAGGGCATGTCGATGGTCTTGCCACCGGCTGCCATCTGCGCCTTCACTTCGGGCGGTGCCGAGGTGATGGCGGACGATGCGAGAAGGTCGAACTTCTCGGGGTTGTATTCCTTGGAATACTGGAGCCAAATCGCCGGTTCGACGATGTTCGTGATTTGAGTAAGAGCCATAGCCTATATCCTCTGTTGGGCTATGGCGCGTTTGCTTGTTACGACTGACCGATCTTTGCGATGGCCTCGGGGTGCCATCCGGCAGCGGTCGCAAGCTTGCGCGCCCTGTCGGGATCCGTGCGGATGAGATTGGCTGATGCAGCCGCGTCGAACGTGCCTGCCTTCTTGTCGAAGGGGTTGGCCGGTGCATTCGCGTTGCCGCCGATGAGAGCGTCGTTCTGCATGGTGCTGCCCACCTGGGCGAGCAGCTTGGCTATGGCGGGAGACGTGTAGATGCCTTCCTTCGTGAGAAGGCCGGCGGTCTTCAGCTCTGCCTCGAGGCCAGCATAGGCCGGCGACCGCAGTGCGCGGATCGCAGCGTCCTTCTGCTTGGTGTACTCCGGTGTGCCCTGCTGGCCCCAGTCCTTGACCAATGTCTCGTGAGCAGCCTTTGCCTTGGTGACGAGCTCGGCCTCGTAGGCCGTCACGTCCTCGGCAAACTGTTTCACATACTGGTCGTGGAGAGCCTGCGCGGCAGCTTTCGGAAGCTTGGCCTCGTTCGCCCATGTCTTGAAACGCTCGACCATGCCTTCGTCGTATGAGACGTTTTCCGGCAGTCCTTCGGGGCGAGCGAACTCGTATCCCTTCGGGTCACCGGGCCATCCCAACTTCTTGAAGAACGCATCGCGTTCCTCGGGCGCGGCCTTGTCATCCGGCAGCGATACCATGCTGCCGAGCCTTTTCTCGAGGGACGTGTAGCCTTCGGCGAGCTTGGCTGTGTCCAGCTGCCCATCGGTGGTCACCCATCCCTTGCTTTTCGCCCAGTCGAGGTTACCCGCATCAGCGGACCTATTGTCTGTAGCTGCGGCTGCCGGAGCGGATCCCTCGACCCCAGCACCGTTGCCACCTGCTGCCGGGTTGCCCGCTTCCGCGGACCCGACGCCTGTGAGCTCTGTCATTCGTCACTCCTGGTTGCGACCGGGCGGAATGCCTCGGTCATCGCCTCACGCCCACGCTCGGTGGTCATGAGGATCTGGTAGACCTGCGCGAAGACCGCGCGGGTGCCGTTGTGGTAGGCCAGCGTCTGCGGATCCGCGCCGCCGGGGTAGATCGAGAGGAAGCCCGAGACCTCGAGCAGATCCCGCAGCACCATGATGCCGGCGGGAGTTGCGAGGGCGAGCTCGTATGCTTCGGCCAGGTCGATGGGCTCAGCCATTCTGCGGCTGCTGTCCCTGTTGCATCGCGTCCATCACGCCCTGCACCGCGGGCGCACCCTTGGTGAGGCCGGTGGCCGCCTGGCCAGCCTGCTGTGCCGCTGCCAGGGCCTGCTGTGCCTGCTGCTGCTGGTCGCGCTGCTGGCGGATCGCTGCCACGTCCTCGGGCTTGCGGAGGATCTTCTTCGGTGCGCCGTTGATCTCTTGCGCGAGCTTGACGATCTCGTCGGTGTCGAACTGGTCCATCACGCTCGGGTCGATCTGCGCGATCGGGGCGATGGCCTCGAAGGTGCGCTGTATGCCGACCAGTTCGCCGGAGCGGCGCATGCGGTCGAGCGGCGAATTGAACTTGCTCTTGACGTTGCGGCCAGAGAGCGATGACGGGGGCTCGAGCACGGCGCCAGGCTGCCATGCGCCCTTGCCCTCGAGGATGGTCATGGCACAGTCGGTCATGTGCGAGAGGCCTGCCTGGATCTTGGTGCCGATCGGGCCGAGCAGCTCGCCCTTTTCGTTGGCGCGGATCAGGGCCTCGGTCGCAGTCATCTGCGGGTTCTGGATCAGGATCTGCCAGAGGTTGGTGTAGAGGCCTTCCTTGATCTGGTTGCGGCTCGCCTCAATCAGCGTCTGCACCATGCTCGGGTTCTGAGCCGTGATGATCGGCTGCAGCTTGAGCCTGCCCTGGCTGTCGAGCGCGCCGTAGTTGATGGCGCCGGGGTTCAGGTTGGGGCGCTGCATCTTGCTGTCATCCGCCGTGCCGATCGGCGGCCTGGTCATCTGCTGGGCAGAGAGCAGGCTGTTCTTCGCAAGGATGTTGCCACCCTTGATCTCGGCCATCACCAGCATCACCGGGCTCTCGCCGTAGGGCGAGTGCGGCACCTGGTTCCACTGATAGGCCACGACCGGGAAGTAGTTGAACCCGCCGCGGCGGATCTCGTGCTTGTTGTTGACCTCGAGGTAGACGCTCTCGACGGTCGAGTGGCGCGCCGGGTCAGCCCGGTATCCGGCCTCCTGGCGGTAGCCCACCCAGTGCAGGAAATCGACCATCATGTGTTGCTTCTGCGGGTCGTTCGCCATCGCCAGCGTCTTCGGCGACAGGTTCGCGCCGAACATGGTGGCGGCCGTGCGAGCCGACATGCGGAAGCGGCGATAGTCGTTGTCCAGTTCGTTCTGCCCGTCGACGGTGAGATAGTTCTCGGATAGGGGCAGAGGCGTGAAAGTATAGGGCACGGCGACGTCGTTCTGGCCGCGCTTGCCCCATGCCTCCTCGAGGAAATACAGCCCGGTGCCGAACACGACCATTGAGCGCATGGCGCCGCCGTTGGCCTGGTTCCAGCCAGTCGCGGGCGTATACATGGTGCTCATCAGGTAATCGCGTTGACGCTCGAGCCATCGGGTCTCCTCGTCGCTTGCCTCGACGGCCCCGAGCGGATCGGAGATGCCGAGGTTCATCCACTTCTCGTTGTCGGGCGTGACCAGGGACAGGAGCCCCGTGGCCAAACGCTCGGCGGCCATCACGGCAGTGATGTCGAAACGCTCGGCCAGCTTGTCGACGCTGCGCGGACCAGCTGCCCAGCCGTCGACGGCCTCACGCGATCCGGTGTTGGCCGAGCCGTTGCGGAATTCGCGATCCTGCATCGGCAGCACCAGGCGCGCCGAGTTTTCCCAGATGCGATCCCACTCAACGCGCTCGGTGATGAGCCTGTTGGAGATGTCGATGATCTCCTGGACGTTCATCAGGGGCCACCCACGCCCAGGGTCGAAGACGTCGATTGCGCGGTCAGGCCAGGCACCTGCGTGTTCTTGCCGTAGTCCGGTGCACCGAGGTCGGATGTCTTGATCGATGCGGCAGCGGACTGGCGAGCGGCCAGGCGCCGGCGCAGGTTCTCTGCCTCCATGTCAGCCGCTGCCTTCGACGGCGGGCTCGGAGGCG